ATTGGTTAATATGAAACAAGAAAGCGAATTTGTGGCACACGAACCCTGTAATAACTGTGGTTCATCAGATGCTAACTCAGTTTATTCTGATGGTCACAAGTTTTGCTTTTCGTGCCACACGTACACCCCTGCGGAAGGGGACACAACTTACACCCAAATGACAAATGATGAACGAGTACAATTCCTCGGATCAGCTGAACAGCTGCAAAAACGAAGAATCAGTGAATCAACAAATGCGTTCTATAGGATTTACCGATACGGAAATACCTTACGCTTCCCATATTATAATGACAATGGGCAAGTTGTTGGATTCAAAATTAGAAGCAAAAAGAAAGACTTTCATTACGAAGGTGGAAAAACAGATCAGCTCTTTGGACAGCATCT